TGTCCACAATCCTTTTTCTACAGATAGATTGTTATCTTTTAAGATTTCAGCTAATAATTTAACGTACTTTTCATATGAGCGTTTAAATTTTCCATAGTCTGCAGTTTCGCAAAGTTCAACATGTACAAAACGCTTATTAGCACCTGAACCAGCCCCATAAGCGATATACTTTGTATCAGCAATTTGAATTGTTTCATTCCAATCTACTGCATAATGCACGAAAGCCGAACGCCAAGTACGAGACTCATACTTTTGAATATTAATAGCTGGAGCTTCTGGAGTTGCTGTACTGTGAGCAACAACACCTTCATAAGCACCTACACCATAGCGATATGGTTGTTTCGGTAAATCTGGAATAAGTAAAACCCTATCAGCAAATGCACCCGTAACAAACGAAAATAAAATAAGTAGCGTTGCAAAAACAGAAGTACATAGTTTCATTGTTTTCTTCATTGCACATCACCTTTCCCCAGGATTTTTTGTTTGATATCTGATACATCTTTTGATAGTGAACCAAAGGCTTTTGCTTGTTCTTCGATGACTTGTTGGTTTTTTTCAATGACTTTTTGATACTGTACTTCACGCTGCTCATTCTTTTTTTGCGTAGTAAAAAGCATCCACACGAATAACGCTGCGAATGCTCCTTGTTGAATCATTGAACTGAAAATCTGTTCCTCCATCGTTCTCATCCCCTTTTGGGCAATAAAAAAGAAGCATCATTTATGCTCCCTTTTCATTGCTATTTAACTGACAATCCCCTTTACTGCTTACCATTACTTAATTGGATATGATAGCGAAAATGATACATAACGAGTCTGTGCTTCTGGAAGATAAGTAGAAACCCTTCCATCTTTATGAACTACTACAGTAGCTGCAACCGGATGATTTGGATTATTATCTAAAAACGCTGTAGCAGCAAAATAAGAATCTTGGTGTGGTGCAATATCTGGTGTGATTCTTGTGAATACTTGTTGGTTTTTAACCAATCTAATCGCACCTGTCATGTGAACCCAGTTTCCGTGTCTACGGAGCATTGGAGGTGTATCTGTGTCGGCTACTGCATTTGTAATCGCTAATTCCTCCCATGCTACATCATCCATATAAAAGAGTCCTTCGCCATCCATCCAAACACTACTTTCATAATTACCTTTATTTAAAAGGATAGCGCCCGCTTCCTTATCCTCACTGAAGAATCCTGGAATTAAACCAAAACGTTTTTGAACCTCTTTAATTACCTCTTCAACTACTGATTGATTTACCTCATTAGAATTAATAGTCATTATTAAACATCTCCTTCGAATTTTGTTGTTTGATTTTTTGATTCTCTTTAATTTACTCTTATTTTTACCGCACTCTTTTTGTCTTGTTTTACATTGTTCTCACCCCCTTTCAAGCAAAATAAAAAGAGAGACGATTGTCCCCCTTTATAACCACATTTAAACATATACTTTAAATACCACCTTTTATTATCAATCCTAAAACTGCCATAACTATTGCACTAATAACAATTCGCAAAATCCATGTTGTATTTATGCTAATTTTTTCTAACTGCCTATTAATTGTAGAAATGTCTTTTTCGTTAATAGTTGTACGAGTTTCTAAATTGCGAATATCTCTCATGATTTCTTTTTGTTCCGTTTTTAGGCTGTCAATTTTTTTATATACGTCTTCCATACGCTCACACCTTTCATCCACCTTAATAAATCAATCTTTATATATTATGAGACAACCCTATTCACTGTGAATGTAATTCAGATGTTTGCGTATCAAAGCCGTATTTTATCCAAAATAAAAAAGCCTACTTCTGTACACTTTCTTATTAAACCGCATTATTTTCATCTAAACCTTTTGATAACTGGGTAACAGTAGTTCTTGCTTCCCAAACATAAATCTGATCTTTGTCTTTATTGTTATAAACAGCTTTGAATTTTTGCCCTGCTGTAAAGTACCAACAAAAACTACCTGTCATCCTAACCCATTTACTCACATATCCTGAAACTTCCCCTGCAATTTCATGCTCTTCAATTGTTTTTCCACTTGCGTCTAATATGTGGATTTCTAGAATATGTTCAGCATCTGCTGTTTGGGCTAATGAAGACATGTAAGCATGTATATCATAGATACCACTTTCTTTAATATGAAATAGACCACCAGAACGGTCTACACTTCTATTAAAGCCCCAACGAGGAAGATCATTAAATTCTACAATCCACTTTCCGCTATTGTAGCGTTTTTCTTTATGAAACCAAACAGCCACATTAGAAGGAGCTTGAAGTTTATTGTGGATTAAGAGATCAGCTTCAACTTTAACCTTTTTATATTTCGAGTCTTTACTAATAACTAAAGCATCAGTTTCTTCTTCTAAAATTGATTTACCATTCAAAAGCAATCTCTTCTCGTCAAATCCCCATAATGAGAACAATTTTTTCACATCTTCAAACGATGGATGTTCAACCCAACCTAACCAGCCTTTTGCATCATCAATATAATTAGTCCAGAGTTTATTTTGGTAATCTTTTGCAAAAACAAATCCATAGGTAGGAGAATTTATAAATGAGATACCACGCCACGATTTAGCATTAGGTGTATTTCCTTGCACACTGCCATGACAATAAATTGTGTTTATCCCTAGTCCCCTGGCTACAATTTCATCAAGAATATTTTTTGTAGCATCACTAGCCGAGATTAACGCACCACCCACATCTGTTGTGAGTTTTGGCACTTGAACATTATTTGCATTAATTAATGCTATTAACTCTGCGATTTTTTTATTTGTATCATCAATTTCTTTTCGATAACCTTTTACTGCTTCAAGCGCCTTATCAAAATCTGAAATATAATTATCCAGGTTAATTTTCCCTTGTTTTACATCCACACTTAGTAAAACCTTAATATTTTGTGTAGTGAATCGTTCTTCTCCTTTTTCAAAGGCAAAATAAGCTACCCAGACATTTGTAGAAACAGCTGCTGCCGAAAATGTGTATTCAAACACACCATTTGAAGCATCTATAATTTTGCAATCATCACGGATGAAACTTCCTAAATTGTTCCCGGCTTCGTACTTAATTGCATATCCTGATAAATCATATGGATAACCACCATTTTTTAAAAGGATAGTTAACTTCAAACCATTTTTATCATTAATTCGTGATGTAATAACTTTCATGAAATTCGGATCTGCTATATCAATTGTTAGTGTTTGCGTCTTCACTTTATCACTCCCCTATTCTAAGACGTCTAGATGGCTTTCTGGTACGTTTCGGTCTGTTTCTATGTCTAACATTCCCTTTAGGTTGTATTGGCTCTAATTCTTTGATTCTAGCATCTGCTTTTGTTACGTATTCTTGAAACCCTTTTGCAAATTGTGAAAGCATACCGTATAACCCTACACCTGTTTCTTCATCCTCATTCGGAATAACTAAACCATAATGTGTTGGAATTGCATCAGTGGTAATTGGTGGTTCCCCTTCTTTTCGATCCATACGCATTTCATAAAGTTTGGCTACATCTGTTTTAAGGTTATATTGTTTTATATCCCAATTCATTACTTCATCTAATGCACTAAATTGTATATCTCGAATATTAGTCTTGTATTTTTTCTTTGATGATACTTTAAAATCAGCAGCTAAAATTCCACCATAAAATGAACCAGTACCAGACATAACTTGAAGATATCCATTTGCAGCATCAGAATTTCGTAACAAAGAATACTGAAGCACTAAGTCTGTATCACCGCTAGAAGAAGTTTTTACCGAAAAGATTCTCTTTCCGTTTTGATGAAACAGAAATCCTTTTCCTGCTGTAAAATGCATATTCTCTTCAGTCGCTTCAAGCATGAAATTCTTTTTACTTTTCGCTCCGAAATCGGTTGCAGCAGTTAAATTCATGTATGAGTATAATGAATTTATATTTAAAGAATCTTCCGCTTTAATAACCATCTTTCCATTTTGGTCAAAGAAAATATTTGCTGGAAAGTACAAATCTGTTTTACTTCCGCTTATATACCCTCTTGTGATACCAATACCGCCAGCTTTGGGATATGAGTCAGATTGTTGATATACTGCTACTGCCCCTTGTGAAGCGGTTATATCATCGTTTCCACCTAAAAAGATAGTGGGCTGCATTTCTTTTCTTGAGTTTATATAATATCCTAAAAACATACGGGTAATGTCTGACTCAAACAAACGTATAAATTGTTTTGATATACTTACATAGTTTTTTGTATCAGACGTTCTTAAAGTAGCGCCGTTTATTTCTCCACCTTTTATTAAATTCCCATTCATTGTTCCAGCAGTAATAAAATCAGCAACAATTCGCCCGTCCATTGTCATAGCAAGTCCATACGGGCCATTGATTCCAGTATTTGAATACCCTAAACCGTTAATATTCCATTGCCAAACCTTCGAAGCAGTCATTTCATCTTTTGTATCCATAATCAAAATTCTGTCTGGATGTATGCGAACATGACCACCAAAACCGCTATTAATTAAATTGGTTGCATGCTCTTTTGCTGCATCTAAAATATCGTATGGCATGTTTGATAGATCATTTTGTATTTGATCTACTTTACCAGCTATATCAGTAAACGATGCTTTGTAATTACCTAAAGTAATATTTTTATATTCTTTTTTAATTGGATCATACTTGTAGGATACCAGTTTAGCTTGAATATCAATGCCATCCTCAGGATGTTTAACAGTAACCGTATCCCCCATCCACACACGTTGTAATACTGCATAATCTTTATATTCCTCAGTTTGTGATAACTCTTGAAATTCAACCTTATACGTCACCCTTGGTTGGTCTACATGCTGTATATCGAACATCTCCTTAGATGCCTGACGCAAAAGTTTATATGCTTCTTCCAATAGTACAGCATCATCATCCTTCGCATTCTCACCAACTGCCGCTTTAATATGAGAAAACTCAATAACAGCTATCTTAGGATGTGGGTATTTATTAATAAGAGGACTATCCACATATTTCTCCGGTAAAAGTAACCCATCAAACCCTTTAGGCATAATACGAGTAACAGGACTTTTCCAATCCACATCCCCTTCATAACCCAATAGATTCTTTTTATGTTGAATAACAACACCATGATCCATCCCACGATTTTTTAACATTTTCACATCAAAATTATCTCGTTTTAATTCGCCACCCCAGCGATTGATAAAGGAATTATCTTGGCTATCATCTAAAATCGCTTCTACTGGATTCTTCCTTACAATACGTGCGCTTGCAATGCTTGGTATATCTGAATAAAAAGTAAAAGGATGCTTATATTGGCATCCTGCTGACAGACGGTTCATCGCTCCATTTCCATTTGTAGTCTGTATAAATATATCTTCAATTAAGTTCTCGGTTAAATCATAGAAAATATGATAACATTGCGCTCTTATTTCTCCCATGCTGACGGTTGGTGCAGCTATTCGAAATAACTGATCGCCGTCAGGAGTTGGTGCTTTTACAATACACATACCTTCGATTTCTAATCCATGTGGAGCGAATAGTGGGTAACTAAATGTCAATGAATATAAACCATTGAGTATTTCTTCAACTTCAGCTTCATAAATATTTGCATCTAATATCCCCAGTCCATTGGTTGTAAAATTAGTTTCATTTGGTTTATATAAGGTAATCATACATATCTCCACCTAGGTTTAATTGTTATTGATTGGACTGTACCTGACCAAGCTATTTTATTACTCCCAACTTCGAATATCGGAAACTTACCAACCATCTTATTGTTCATAGGCGTTGTTCCTAAATACGTCTCTAAAATTTCAGAATCAACAACTACAGAACTTGCCATATCTTTAAGCTGAAAAGTAACATCATTTATGGTTATATTCACTGTTCCTTTTGCAGCAACTACCAATTCCGGCTGTGATTTTTCTGTACCAGGGTTATATATTAATCCTGGCTCATAGATTGTAATACTTTCATCTTCCACATATTCAAATGGATCTAGCGTAAAATTAACTTCAAATTCTCCATACTCTTCAATTTCATTTGCAATATCACCTATTTCTACATTTTTTATTTTTCGATAAACAACATCATCAGTGAAATGTAGCATTTTCGCATTTAAAAGCCATGGTTTTGCACGTCGAATTAATGGTTTTATATTTTCCTTTTCCAGCACGTTAAACTTCAATGTAAAAGGGACGTCTTCATACGCCCCTTTCTTCGTGAGTGCACCGTGTCTTCCTGGCACTTCTATATACTCCATTTTTCGTTTTGCAGTCGGAATAACGGGACGATCTACCATATAAATTCCGTAACCACTTGCCAATTCGTTATCTATTACCATATCAAGCAAATGTATTCCTCCCTATCCCAACATTCAAATTACGTCCACGTTGCGCCATTATGTTATCAACTTGTTCTGTTATAAGTTTAATGTCATTATCATTTCTCACTGTATTGTAAATATTGACCTCAGTTGGACGATTTGACATCGTTGCGGCAATCCCTTCTCCAATTTCCCCTAAGGTTTTCTTATTCAATGGAAGAACTGCTTCTCGTCCTGCTTCGCCAGCACCTTGTAACCGTCCGTTATTCATACCGAAAATAGTTGGTCTAGTAAAAATACCACCTTTGGCACGCCAATCCACATTGATTCCTGACGGATAAGTAATTTCTTTACCTAAAATAGACTTCGTACTAGTTTGTAAGCTGAAATGAGGTAATTTAGGCATTTGTGGTGTTGGAATTTTTAATTTTAAATCGCTGAAAAATCCCTTGATTTTATCAATCCAACCTTTCACTGTTTCTACAGCATCTCGAATCGGATCAACTATAAAACTTTTAGCAGCATCAAATTTTTCTTTGGCTGCATTCTTCACTGAATCAAACTTTTCTTTAGCAGTATTGTACAAATCTGAAACTCTATCTTTTACACTGTTATACGCTGAAACAATTGGATCAATAATATATTGCTTCACTAAATTCCATGCTGAAAGTGTATAGGACTTAATAGTTTCCCATTTTCCGAGTATCCAATTTACCAAATCACCAAGTTTTTCTTTCACCCAACTCCATGCTTGTGAAACCGGATCAATAATATATTGTTTAAATAAAGACCAAGCTGCTAGCGTATACGATTTTATATCTTCCCATCTTTGAAGTATCCAATTACCTAAATCACCTAATTTTTCCTTACACCAGTTATAGGCAGCTGTTATTGGATCAATAATGTATTTACTTATAGCAGCCCAAGCAATTTGTGTAGCAGCTGAAATAAGTAACCATCCTGCTTCTAAAACGGTAGAAATCGCCGAAATAATCGGATCTAACACGGTAAGGATTGTATTCCATGTTTCTTGCCATGCTTGCGTTAGTGTTCCCCACAATTCAGATGCTGTTTCCACAAGACTTGTCCACCAAGAAGATGCGGTTTCAAGAACTCCAGACCATAAATCACTAAAAAATTGAGAAACTGGATCAAAAAATTCATGTACCATTTCCATAAATGACGACCAGGCTCCGGAGAAATATTCAACTGTGGAAGACCATCCATCGCTACAGGCCTGAACTAAACCAGACCACAATTCACCAAACCAAGATGAAAATTGTGACCATTTTTCAGAAAGCCAATCGGTTATTGCACCCCAATTTTGTATCACCGCTATAACGCCAGCTATTACAGCTGCAACTCCCACAATGACAAGCATAACTGTTCCTATGGTTGTACCAAGTGCCATGCATGATACGACTACAGCAGCAATAATAGGTGCTAAAGTTCCAACTACAGCGATTAATCCCAGCAAAATAAATGTGAAATTCTGCACTGGTTCCGGTAATTTCGAAAACCAATCCATTACTGATTTAATCCCTTCAACTAATGGTGGTAAAACAGTTTTAGCTAACTCAGCTAGTTGCTTTCCAAGCGGTTCAAATGCTGCTTGTGTTTCTCTTAACACTTTTTGAAACTGTTGACCAAGGGATTCTTCTTGGAGTTTTTTCATTTCTTCCATAGCGCCTTTACTTTTACCTATACCACCATTTAGATCATTAAGACTTAGCACAGCCTTTGCGCCCATATCTTCGAATTTTGTCCCCATAAGAGCAACGCCTATTTGATTCGCTTTCACTTTGTCATCCATGTTTTTCAAATCACCAGTAACAGCTTTAAACACATCAGCTGCGGTTGCTTTTCCTGCGTTAAAACTTGCCCAAACATCTTGTGTTTCTTGGGATAACTCACCAAATCCTTCAGCAACGCCCTTAGAACCATCTTGCACACGAATCCCAAATTCTTTTATAAGGTCATTAATATAATCAAGATTGTAAGAACCATCACGAGTACCATTTGCTAGAATATTAAACATTTCATCAGCGGTAAAACCCGCTTGTTTAAACAACGGTGCGTATTCTGAAAGGTTATCAAACAATTCATCTGAATAGTTAAGACCTTCTTGAGCACCTGCAGCAAGTAAATCAAATGTTTCTTGTGTTGATAAACCGAATTGACTCATTAATTGCCCAGCGCCACGAGTCGCTTCATTCAAGTCCACATCGTAGACCTTAGCTAGTGTTAAAACATCCTCTGATGCCGTTTGCAGTTCTTCGTTTGGAACATCTCTCATATTTTGAAAGACTTTAATAAGTGCCTGGTCAACCTCTTCAAGATTTTCGCCAAATCCCTTTTTCCATGTATCCACAGCTATCTTTTGAAGGTTTTCTGCACCTTTAGATGTTAATCCTAAAGAAGACTGGATTTTCCTCTGAGAACTATCAAAATCTATTGCTATACCTACAGCACCTTTACCCAGTTCAATCAGTTTTTCTGACATTCCTTGTAGTACTTCAGTAGCTTCCATAAGATTGTTTAAATCTAACTTCTTCCCGATCTCTGCCATACCATCAGCAGCCTGATCTCCACTTTGACCAACATCTTGAAGTGAATTTTCAAATTGCTTTAATGTAGTTTTTGCTTGATTCAGTTTCGCTTCAAGTTGTTGAACTTCTGCTGAATTCTCACCATATACACGCTTTGCTGCACTTAACTGTTGTTCTAAGTTATCTACTACTCTATCTGTTAATTCCATTTGTTGGCGTAATTGCCTTTGAGCCAATTCCAATTTATCTGCTTCACTAGCATTCGCACCTAATTCAGCATTTTGAAGTTTGAAAGAACTACTTAATTTCTTTTGCTCTGCTTCAAGTTTCTTCGTATTCTCTTGTAATTTGTCCAAATCCTCACGAGCTTCCCTGGCTTCAATACCTTGTTGTGAAAGTCCTTCTGTAACTCTTTTCATTGCATTATTAAGGGAATTTTCAGCACGTTCTGCATCAAGTAACTTGCCGTACATTTTATTAAGCTGTTCAGCTGTAGTATTGGTATTCTTGGACATCGCTTCATATTCAGCACGCAACATTGCTGTTCTCTTTTTTGCTGCTTCCATTTGAATTTCAAGCTTTTTCTTCTCAGCACGGAGTTTATCAGTCATAGTGGCATCTTGCCCCATTGCTGCAATATGGTTTTTATACTCTTTAGCGGCATTGTTCATTACCATGTTAATTTGTTTCAATGTGTTAGCATATTGAACCTGACCATCCATCTTAAAATTGAGGACAACATTTCTTTCTTTATTTGCCATTTTCTCACCTCACTTTTTACAAGAATGGCGTTTGATCTAGCGTGTAAATTTGCTTTGGTTTAATTTCATTTAATGCATCAGGATTGGTGTATCGAAGATGCATGATAAATTGTTTCAAAAAATGATTAGGAGTGATTTTCCAAAAGTCATCCATACTTAAACCAAGCAACGTATTACCAACATAAAAGTAAAAATCCCAATCCAACTCGGACTGAGATTCATTATTTTTAGTCAGTATGTTTTTTACTTTTTTTCTTGTTTCAACTTCTCCATATCAGAATGTTGGAAGTTTTGACCGTTGAAAATTTCGAATACTACTTGAAAAACACCTGGTACATCATAAAGTGGGATTGCATTTTTAATTTCAGTTGGCGTACACTCTGTACCTCCACTTCGCACCATTGCATAAATTAAAGAACGCATCAACTTAGCTTCATATTCTCCTAAACTGAATTCTCTTTTTGCCACCATTTCATTCATTTCTTTTTCGAACTCATGATATGGTTTCCCATAAGATTCTTCCACATAAGGGAATGATTCAAATGTAAAAATAACAGGGATTTCAACACCCTGTATTTTAATTTTACTAAGATTAATTTCAACATTAACTAAATCACTTAAACGTGCCATATTATCACTCCTTATTGTCCTGTAGTTCCACCAAGCGTTGCTAATTGTGACTCATCACAAATTACTTGTTTCATAAAATCTTCAATTTTAATCCCTGCTGCAGTAGCATCACCAGTATCTAATTCCGCTTGTGTAACATCGTTAAATAGCAATGGATCAGCTGTAATTGTGTATGCAATGTCATCCACAGTCATTTCTTCATTTTGTGTTTTCCAAGATTCTTCTACTGGAGCGATAGTACATTTAGGATACCAACGAGCAAACTTTGTTCCATCGTTAAGTGGGAAAATAGCACCTACTGCAAACTTGGGATATTCTCTCGCCTTTGCAGTTTCAAAAGAAACACCTTTCTTACGAACTTTACCAAAAATCTTATCTCGAACTTCACGATTCAGACCAGCAAGGTTAAAAGCTAGACCAAATGCTGTATTCTTTGTGATGTTAATAATCTTCTTGTTAGATGCCCACTTTGTAAAATTTGTGGATGTAGTAGAAATTGTTAAATCTGAAATATTTGTTTGCTTATAAATCGCTTCAGCATACTTAGGAAGAGCATCCGTTGTTTCATCGCCTTCCAGCATACAAATATATAAATCCTCAATACCTACAGAATACTGAATTTCTTTATTTTCGATTGGCATTTATATCATCCTCACATTCTATCAATTATTCTTTGGGCCAAAATGTCTGCTACTTTGTCACCTTCTGCATCAAAAGTGTTTTGAGCAAAATGTAAACCTTTCACACGACCTTTGCCATTTGCTTTTTTATGACCATGTTCAGCTAAGTACCAATACCAAGTCTTGTCCTCAAATTCCACAGATACATGATCACTTTTAATAACAACTTTTAAACTATTTTTTAAATGTGTTCGTTTATTTTTATTTGAAAGCTTAATACGTTTTTTTAATTCAGCTGCAAAATATTTAGCTGCTGCTTCCAATACGTCCATACTTACTTGTTTATTCACTCGCAACAATGTATTGATATCTTCCAAAGCATCAACGAATCCATTATGATTACTAGCCATTAATACACCTCACATACGTTATAAACTGTGTTATGGTGTCGTCGTTTTCGTCATAGGGCATTCCATCAAATTGAGAATAGGACACGCCAGAATCATTAAAAACAGCCTTTAACGGTTCGTAATCTTCCTCAGTACCATTTGTAATAACTGCAATTTGATATAAAGGCATTGACTTCAAAACCTTATTAGAAGCCCTCTTATGCTGTTCATTCATAAATTCATACACAATATAAGGATATTTTTCCTTGGTTGGAGCATTATCACGATAAACCAGAATACCAGATTGCTTCATAATTGCTCTTAATTGCTGAAAGTTAATTTGCATAAGATAAATTCAACTCCATAATCCGTTCATCTTCACGGACATAAACTCTATCAATGTTGTAAATCGTATCTTTAATTTTGATACGGTAATCTTTTTGATTTTCTTCAATCGCTCGATCTAAACGAACTTCAATTTTCTTCATGATTTCATTTCCATCCTGGCGACTGAAATGTTTATCAGTTACCGTTACACCTATATTGTTATACCGAATTTTACGTTCGAATGGATAGCCCATAATAACACGGTCTGTGTCTGGATCAATCGACTCTCCTAATTTAAGTAGATCTCCCAGCCATCTGAGTTTATTTGTCTGTCTCTTCGGCATCGTATACCTCCTGGATAAAGAAAGGTGTCATTGCATCAAGAGCCTGACCTAATTCTTTTTCTGCTACACGATATTCATAAAAAATACCTGCACACATAATAACCAGGTATTCTACTTCTCTTCCACAAGCTTTTTTCACATATCGTTGCCCTTGTTCGATATAAAAAGAGAGCATAGACTCATCCACGCCCTCTTCCCAATGAATATGAGATTTTAATCTCTCAATTAAATCATCCATATTAAACTCCTGTAGAAGCTGCTAAAACATATTTATAAACTGGAACCTCAAATGGTGAGTGAATTAATTGAGCATCTAATAGATTCCAAATACGGAAACCTACACGATTTGTACGTGAGAATAACTCAACTAATTTTTGTACTTCTAATGAGCCGATAACATCTTGAATATAGAATTTCGAGAAGTCACCAAAATAGAACACTGGTGTATCTGGTGAATCAGGAATGTCAATTGCATCCTCTTCTTCAACTGGGAAGCCTAATAATGTATATCCAATTCCACCTTCTGCTTGATTAAATGGACGAAGCAACGGGAAGCCATCATCTGTTTTCATTGTTTCGATTTTAGTTAATGCTGCCGTATTTAATACCCATCGTGCTTTTTTACGTACTTCTTTAACTGGCGTGTTCTTCATTTTTACTAATGCGTTGTATAAATCTTTTTCATCCGTTTTAAACTCAACAGCTTTCTTTGCTAATGCGCCATCATTTACGTTATTAGCTTCATCGCCATTAACCATATATTGAGTTTCTTTACGAACATAAGCTTTCTTCAATTCATCCATCACGATTTGCTCAATTGGTAACCCAGTGCGTGCTAATAATTTTTTCGTTACAGTTGCAAGCGCATCAAACTCTGTTGGAGATAGTTCGATCTCATCGAATTCAATATCCGTTTCCGGGATTTCATTATTTGTTCGCTCATTTTTATGACCTTGAGCTTCTGCCTTTTTAACTAAAATAGGATACTTAATATTTTCTTTAGTTTTTACTCCTGTTCCTAATCGACGTAAAAAGTTTTCTTCTTGAGCATACGTAATAATTTCTTTACTTAAGAAATCTGGAATAGTAACAGAACCATTACCAGTAACTAACCCTAACGCGCGAGCTTCCCTTTCATCAATATTACCCACAATATAATTAGCAAAAGCTGAACGAGTTTCCTTTTCTTTGTTTTTAGTAGATTCATGACCTTTAGTAGAAAGACCTGTTCCAATAGATGCCATAATTGCGGAACGTTGTTCTTCTGACAGTTCAGTTTTTGTATCGGGATTTCCCTCTTTTTCATCAGGATTTTCTTTTTTCTCATCTTTCTCTTTGCCTGGATCTTCTTCTTTTTCGTCTGCTTCTAATTTCGCTAATTCATCAGCAAGAGTTTGCGCTTCTTTTGTTAATGCTTCTACTTCAGCCTTAACTGCTGCTAAATCTTCTGAACGAACTTCACCCTTCTCTACTTTCCCTTGTAATTCTTCCAAATGAGCTTTATTTCGCGCTTGAGATCCTTTTAAGATTTCTTTTAAATTCATTTTACATTTCCTCCAGAACATTTTTTATTTGTTTGATAAGATTATTTCTTTCTTCAACATTGTCATCTTCAAGAATGGTTTTTACAGTTGCTGCTTCACTTCTCATTTCAATCATGGCGGTATTTTCGCCCCTGGTTTCAATTGAAGTTGCAACATAGGCTGGTGTCATATCCAAAATAGAAACTTCTAAGAGTTCTAATTCTTCGATAGATCGCTTTTGAACACCAGCTTCCCCTTCTTCCCATGAATCTTTTTCAGAAACAAAGCCAAATGACCAACCACGTAATTCTTTATTCCTTGCTTTCTCAATCACTTTTTCATCTGTAACTGTAGCAATGGCTCTTAAACCAATATTGTCTTCATACAATTCCAGATTTCCGTTTTCAATAGAGCCAAGCTTTCTATTTTTATCGTGATTAAAAAGCAAGTCCACATTCTTCGCTTTCTTTAACGCTTTTTCAAACGTCTTAGGGACAATCTTCTCTTTGAAATATCCTCTTGGTGAAGGAAGCATTCGACTTTCTCTATCCACAACATTTACATAGCCATCAAGTATGACTTGATTCCCTCGGACCTCAATTTTCATTCTCTTCACCCCCTCCCAATGAATCATCTGTTGCATCTTTTTTGCCAATTTCAGTCAAGTCATTTGAAATGTAAATAGCTTGTGATTCCTTTGTATTTTGTTTAGGGAATCCAAGCATGTCTGCAACATTATCAGGTGAAGTAATGGCTGTACGCACAAGGTTGTAACCGATATTTGTCTTGTTACTGTAAGTAACGAAGTCAAGAATGTTAATCTTGAATCGAATACGTTTCCCTGAATTTTGGCCATAAAAAAGAAGACTCAAATGGTCTTCAAAATTTTTCATTATTGGTCTTACTGCTTTGTTGTGTATATACATCATTGCTTTTTCAATATCTTCTTTGATTAACTCTGTGTATGTATCCACATTTATACCTAAAAACTTACCTAAATCCTTTTTATATACATTTAGATATGCCAGGGTCTTTTCATCGTCTAGTGGGCTTTTAAGCGTGTCAATTGAGTACCCTTTTCCAAGAGGAATCATTTTTACAGACCTTGATTCATCTATTGATTCTAATTGATCTAAAATTGCATTGATTAACTTTGACTGTGCACCATTCTGTGGATTAATATGAGCATCCAAATTTAACAAGAATGCTAATAATCCACCCTTTTTATACTTGTCAGTTAAAGTTTTTTCAGCTGACATAACGCCCTCTAGTGTATCTCTTCCTAAATCAAGAATACCTTTCCCTCTTAAATGATCTGCACCAATATTTTTTACATGACGAATCATAAATGGAGGAACTTCTTGACCACCAATATTAAAATGCTCTACCAAATTATCATCTAACTCTGTAAAAACATTTGAAGCTAAATGTATTTGGGTACCATTTAATATCGGGAACGTTTCTCCCTCGAGCAAATAAGTATTCGTCATTAATTTAATGAATTCAGATTGTGTAAGATAGTTGTTCGGATTCCTTAAGATTTGAAGTGCAATATCATCTTTGATTTCATTACCTTCTTTATCTTCCACAACAATTTCTGCTAACAACATTTGATTACTAATATCTTGTAGCAATTCATAAACATCGCTAGACTGTAAGATGTTTGAATCCGTAACATACACACCACCATAACGAATGCTCTTTCCTAAAACATCATCAAGGTAACCGCGTTTTTCAGCCTTTTTAAATAAATATTTTGAAAATCTATCCCTTAAACCCAATTTCTCACCGCCTTTCAAGTATAAAAATTAAACCGTTTATCACTATACTTAGAGATTAGGTGTATATCTTTCTTCTAAATCATTATAAAAGCACTCCATCCACTCACTATGGTTCTCCAATTTATCATTATAGATTCTCTTTATCCTTCTATATATATCATCCTTTTCAAGATATTCTTGAACTTGAGAATCTTTGATTTCTCCATTTGCTCTTTTCCACTCTGCCTTAAAATAAATTCTAAGAAAATCTCTTAACACATCAACCTGATCAGCCAGTATTGGAAGCTCTTCTTCCGGATACCATCCTTTCCTGTTACTCGTTAATTCAAGAATTGTAGCAACAATACATACAACCAATTCATTATTCTTATTAGAATCTGGACCAAAATATAGTATTAATAAAGTGCCATGCTTTTCAACTTCATGTTTTAACTTCAAAAATTCTTCTTTATTTATCGGATTCTCATCACTTGATCTAATAAATTCAAACAAGTTGTAGCATGCAGACATAAAATCTACACTTTTCTTTCTGACTTCCTGAATCCATTCAATTCTAGATTTAGATACTACATTTCCTTTGAAATTACTTATATTTATTTGTTTTTGCAAATCTAGATTTCTTATATTCATCTGTTCTTGTTTTTCTAAAGTTTTCTTGTTGTTATATATAGATATACTTGGACCTATAATACCAACAATAAGAGCTACAAGTGCCGTCATACTTACCCATTGAAAATTTCCATTAACATCATAAAAAATATTTACCAAATACATTCTTAGATCATCTCCTCTACTACATCATAGCAAAGAACATACTAAAAGATATACCGCAATATCTTTATCGATAAATATCACCAATCAATTCATCCATACCTTCTTCAGTTATGCTATCCATAACCATCATCGTTTCTTTATGAGCACATAAAAAAGCAACAAATCCATCAATCTTCTTTTTGGACTGTCGCTTACTTGGTGCTTTCATTCCATTGATATTTGTTACAACTACAACATTAAGTGCGCAATAAACAAACAAAGGATTATCGGTCATTATACGTTTTTCATAAATGAGTATTTCTGAATCATCCATCATCGCATTCATAACGTTAGGATACTGACCTACAGAAATGCATTCAAGACCAAGATTCTCAAGTTTTTCAATTAACTTTTGAGACATCGCTGGATCATAGTTTATTTGTTGTACATCATACAAGTTTAGGCATTCCACAATATAATCCATAACCTGGTCTTGGTTTATCATCTTGCCATCACAAAAAGTAACAAAACCACGGTCAACCATATCAGTATATGGAACGTTATCTTCTTTTTCACGATGTTCGATATCTTCATTAGGTACAAAATACATTTGTTTAACTTTCAGAATAGACTTTCCATCTTCGGTATAACCAGAGTTAGGGAAATTCAAGCTCACACATGTTAAATCGGTTGTTTTCGATAAGTCTAAACCTATATAGCAAGTTTCACCTGTTAAATCACCCAAGTCTTCCACAAGAACATGCTCAACTTGTCCTTGCTCAAAGAAGTTTTCAGCCCCATTTACGAATACATTCAAATGTTTAGAAAGGAACTCAGCTTTTTTATGTGCTGAACGTGATGCTGAGATAAACTCTGTTTCAAGTGCACTCATCGTTACAGATACACCGATATTCGGATTAACCATTGCCCAAACATTACGGTCTGTCCAGTCATAATTTTTATTTGGCTCATAAATCATAACGAAACTTGAATCATTATCATCACGTTTTAATACTTCTTTTGCTTCACGATACACTCGCATACCAACCGATGAAGAACCTTTACCAGCTGTTGATATATTAAACATAATTGGCTCTGCACGAGAAACCTGTGCTGATTTAAAGTTATCGTACTGATCCATATTTTCTTGAGCATGAAGCTCATCATTTAGAATAAAGTGTGGATTGGAACCCTCAATGGATTGAATGTTTTTACTCATTACAATGAATTGGTTCTGATATGCTAAATCATCACGAATATAATCATATGTCACACTGGAAATTGTCCCTTTTGGACCTTTATATATATGTGAGCAATCCATTAATACATCATGGTTCATGATTGTTGCTGCAAATGGTTTTGCTGCATATTGAGCCTGGTTAAAATCACTCGCACAACAATAGCAATCGGCACTGAGTACTCCTTCACCGTACATCGCATAACCTAGAGCACCAACACCGATTAAAGTTTTACCATTTTTCTTAGGAACCTGAATATAAGCTTCACGAGTAACACGGACAACTTTACCTTTTTCATTCTTATGAACCCATCCATAAATCCATGAGTAAGCAAACTTCTCCCAATCCTCTAGAATAAAAGGTTGTCCAGCTAAATCACCTTTAGTATGACGGACAAACGTTTCAACCCAATCCATCATTTCATTAGCACGGTCCACATCGAACCAAATATCTTTACGCTTTTTCCATTTATAATAACGATCTACCATCGCTTTGATAGTATCGGGATACTTTTTAGAATTCTTTCTTACTTGTTTCGCATAAATATCTGCATAATTAACACCACGTTCAATCACATAAACACCACCTCCAGAGCATAATAAAAAGCCACACTAATGTGTGACCTAAACAAAAATTTTAAAGACGTCTTCTCAAAATTTCTTCAGTAGCATTTGTCATGACTTCTTGAATTGATTTACTTTTCGATGGTCTTACTTTTGAAAATAACATATCACGACGTGCCTCGTCATTTAAAGTTATTACCTCTTGATATTGTTTTTTCTCTGTATGATATTTTATAGTAATCTTAATTTTACCATTATTCTCTTCACCAAAAGCATTTGAGGAAACAACTGTAGATATTGCTTGCCCTGGTGCTATAAAAGTATCCCTAGTATTCTCGAAAAACCCCTTATCTGTATTAGGTTCAAAAATTATGGAATCAATAGTAGCTCCACTTTTACCAAAATTTTTTATTACCAAATATTCGTGAATAGAAGATAAGACTTGTATATAATCTCTGTAAACAACTACATATGGTCTATTCGCCTCTTCAATAGAACTTCTAGTAGCCTTTAAAGAACCTACAGAAATAAAAACCGCCACTATTGAAGTAACTATCCCTACTATTGGAGAAATTATTTGCACTAATTCTGAAATATTAATGTTATCCATCTATGTATCTCCTAATCATTTTTACATTGATTATAACATTAATTATTCAATTTTCTCCATTTATTCCTATGTGCTTCCAATTCATCCACTTGATGTTTTTCAGGTTTTTTTATTTCTTCATCTTTTCTAACAGATGAGCCACCAGTAACAAATTTACCTGGCTTAGATTTATTAGTAAGTCCCAATAAATCTAATGCTTTTGTTTTCTTATCAGACCAGGTTTCTACTTGCTGCGCTAATGGATGTTTTGAATTATTTGTGGCTCCTGCTTTGTTGGTATGTCGTTGCGTAGCCGGAAACCCTTTTTCTTTCCATTCAATAAACATCGTCATATAAACTTCGAAAATATCTAAATACGATTCAATTAATGGATCTAAAGTAAGGGTGTAAATATCCGCATCACGCATGATTTTTAATATCCGATTTTTTTCAGCTTCTGTTTTTTCGGCAACTATTTTTTGACGCTCTTGTTTCGTAGACATTTTACACCCCCCTTTATTTTTGAAAATTTTCGTCTAACGAAAGAAATGCCCCCTACGCTACCTATCCTTCCCAAAGTGGAAATTTTATTTTTTGACAGGGGGGCTTATCCAAAATAACTCGGAAAAACCTTTTTCGGTTTATCTTCATTTTCTTCTTTGATGTGACATTTTGGACAAAGTAACATTAAGTTATTTGGTTCTAACTTAAGTGTTTCATCTTGTTTAATCGGTATGATGTGATGAACATGAGCACTTCGACCAAAGACGAACCTTCCACATCGTTGACAGTATCCTTTCTCTCGTTCATATACTTGAGACCTGACATACTTCCATTGCTCTGTTCTATAGAAAGGTTTGTTCTCATGATGATAGATGTTCTTCTTATCTTTCTTCTTCCTTGGCTTGTTGCGCTTATGCTCTTCACAATAACGCCCTTTGTTTATCTTGTTACGGCAGCCATTAAAGTCACAGTACTTCATGATAATAGTTTAATGATATCTTCTTTCTTTTTTACATCAGAAGGAATATCAATTCCTAATTCAGTAGCATGAGCACGCAACTCTTTCACAGTCATATCATCCAAAGATGGTTCATCAACTTTAACATCAACCACTTTATCATCAGCAAACTTAACCATGCTCTTAGGATTCTTAGTTACTTCGAACCCTGGTTCCTCACCTGTAGGAACAAATAAACTTTTCTTTCCTTCTGTATCCCAATACTCAGTACCTGATACAGTCTTTCTAATTTCTACAATCATTTCTGGTCACCCCTTCATTTATTAATCTAATTCTTTAACTTCCTTTGCTTTGAGGAATTGAATCATAATTATTAAGCAAACTATGAAGCCTGTTCCACATCCAAGAAAATAACTAAACCAATTCATGCCATCACTCCCTCCTCCAAAATAAAAAGCACCCGAATGGATGCTTTTATATTGAAGCTACTCTATACTTATCTCACTAGAAATCTACACTATTTGTTATAATAATCCATATATATGAAAGGAGCTAGACATTATGAGTTTACTTACAATTGTAGAAACAAAAGATATTATTTCAGTTATTTCAGATGGCCAAGGAACCAACACTGAAGGAAACGTAGCATTAACAGGATTTAAAAAATTTTATGTTTCTGACAGCTTCTTTGTGGGTATAACAGGATCACATTCAGTAGCTAAAGGTCTTATTGAAAGCTTTACCGAAAACCAGGAATCAGATATAAAATTTGTTAAACACCTATTAACAAATTTTAAAAACTTAACATCTATACAAGAAACCCCCAAAAAATTAGAGTGCAATATAATATTGTGCGATCATCAATTTAAAGAACCTATTTGTACGTTATATACACATTTCAATCAAGAACACACGATTAAAGAATTCAAATTAAATAATTCTCTTCCTATCATTATGCATTCCGATTATTTAGATCATGATATAGCTCATTTTACAAGAAAAAAACTTGATAGAATGGTAACAATAAACCTTAGTAATGAAGAGATCATTCAAGAACAAAAAGCTTTCCATAAACTAGTAGCAAGTATGGACCGTACTGTAAACGATGAAATATTCCACCATATTGTTCATAAACAAGAAATCATAGAATAAAAAGAGCAACCATGCATCAGTTGCCCTTTCGTCAAAATCTTATGTTATTACTATAATTCATTTTTTCAATGGGTAACATTCACAGAACTGGGTGTTACTAAAGTGCCAGTTCTTCAGCAAACTTTATTCTCTTTATTATTTCAGCATGTTTCTTATAAATGTAACTAGAACTGTAATTCATGTTCTCGGCTATTTCTTCTAAGGTCATTCCATCCATATACTTCTTTTTAAGTATTTGATTCTCTAAACCTTTAAACTTACTAACTAGATAAATGAGATTTCTCATTTGCTCCTGTTTAACAACAAGTTCTTTTTTAATTCGCTCAATCACTTCTTCAACCTTGGCACCTTGTGAATCTTGTGTTAAACGTACATCTTGCAAATCACCACTAATCCAGCGTTTCAATTCAGCTTCTGTTTGTTCTAAGTTGTATTCTAAATAAGCAATATCTTCTTCTAATTTCTGATAATCCTTTAGCCATCCGAACAATGATGATTCACCTACCTTTAATTGTTTATTTTTCTATTTTTTTACTGTAAAATAATAGAAAAGTAGAAAGGAGATTTTTAAATGGAAAATCCAGCATATAAATTACATAATCTTTTAGAAAAAGCCTACAAAGAGTGTGAAGCGTATGATTCTACTCCGGATTTTAGAAGTACTTGGGCTAAAGTATTTGAAATTAATCCAGATGACACTTCAGCTTTACTAACATCTGTAAACTCATTACTAAGTCTTTTTCTGACTACACAAGAATATATAAAGAATAACGATAAATTAAATAATGATAGGAACCTAAAATTCTTAAAGAGAATTGAACGATCTCTTTCCTCACTGAATATTGATGGTACTATGAGCACTTTCAAAAGTTACATGAACAGTGAAACATTAACTGCATTATCTTTTATAAGCGAGCATATGAGCTTCGTATATGATTTTCACGAAAGTGTTATTAATGCTGAAGAGATTAGTAATTTAGTCAGTGAAATTGATAAATTAGTTGAAAACATAACACTCTCTGATCTCCCAGAAGATATTAAATCATTATTATTCAAAAACTTGCATACAATAAGATCATCCTTAATTTCATATAAGATTTCTGGAATCGATGGTATGAAGACAGCATTAGAGCAAACAATTGGCTCATTATTTATGAATAATGAAGTTATTACACCTGTAGCTCAAGACGATAATGTTAAAGGTATTTTTAATATTATCGATAAAGTGAACTCAATTTTATCAACTGGTGTTGCAGCTAAAGATTTAATTGGGCCAATATTTAGCCTTTTACTCAAATAACTATAACTTTTAATTCATAGGGAAACGATGTATGTCGCTTCCCTTATTTCTCTCACCCAACTATACTTCAATATAAAATATTTAATGTGTTATAGATTCCTTATCATCAATACTTAATTGACCAGGAACAATATCAGCCGTTCCATCTGAGTTAACACTGTATTCCATGCCTTGATGCGGTTCTTCATAGAATTCATCAATAGACATTTGTGAAGGTTCAAGAATGATAACAACATTTTCACCAGCAAATGGATAAAGCTTATTAATTTTGTCTTTCGTATCACCTTTTACATTGAGTTTAATAACTGTTTTCTTGCTATCACGTTGAATAGAAACAAATTCAGCTCCAATCGGTTCACCTTCACTTTCTTCCACAGAGAGAAGAACAATAGTACCTGGCATTTTTAATAATTCATCAGCATGCGGCAATTCATCACTTACTACATGGAACATTAAAACTTCTTTTTTATCATCCTTTTGCATTTTCTTGAATAAAACGTTCAATTTTACGTTTGTCATGGTATTGGCTCCTTTTATATTAGATTGATATTACAAGTGAACTTTTCCCTTTATTTCTGTACGTTTCTAGCCTTAGAAAGTCTTTCAGCGGCTTTCTGTCTTTGCTCTTCTGTCATAACTCGTAATTGTTTCATTGTTACTTGTTTTTCTTGAAGAACACCCTTTACCGCTATCGGTCTACCATTCTCTTCTTCTAAGGTTTTTAACTCACATAAATTAGTAAGTTTTCGAATGTGTTTAAGTACAGTAGAGTAAACACTCCACTGACCTGTACTATTATCAAAAACCATTGTTGTTTCTTGTTCTTCACGAGAATATGCCATATTTATCCGACACCTTTCGACAAATTTTAGACGTTTGTATATCTCTTCAAGTTGAGCCAAAGATAATTCATAAAGTTGCAATCCCTCTGGTGTCTTGTAATATCCCATTTCTATCAACTTGAATTTATAAAAATCTTTTTGTTGCTCTAATGTTAAATTCTGTTCAGCCATACACATCTTAGAACATCCCCGTTTTAAGATAATATTTCGCTTGGTAATAAAAATGATGGTATATCCAATTACCACTGAACTTTTTATCCAAATAAACAATTTCAAAATTGTATTTCGCCTTAAATGTATTGAGCCTTCCAAGTAATGCTAATGGATTGTATTTTGAACGATATTCACCTTTTATCATTTTTTCATAGCCACGAGGATCTTCCACATATAGGGTGAATGGAATGTCCTTCGAACGAATCAATTCATTTTCAAATGCCGTTTGTGTATCCTTTTGTAGATTCCCTGTAATTTCATCAATACTAGCTTTTCTTTCTACTCGACCATCTAAATAAATATCACGTGGTATTCCAAGCTCTTCATTTTTAGGAATCATGCATCCATAATCGCCAGTATCTAATTTTTGAAGTTTTACTGGTATATCCTTTTGATTTAAATAATCACGAATATGATCATTCACATTTTCACGGGTATCAATCACGATTGTGAGGGTTTTAAGGATTTTGTTTATTTCTGTATCTGTGTAATGAAAACGGATCATTCTCATGCTCCTTTCCTTGCATATATAACCGCACGTTCGTATATCTTTCTTGCCATTGCATTTGATTCATCATTTTCAAATTGGCGATAATCATCATAAATGTCTTTCCATCCGTTCTTAGCAAGTACAATCGTCCAATCATAGAACAGTTGTAATGAATCAGTATCAGCAAGCAACCAGTCATGTAACTTTTGATTGTGTTTCCAACCGGAAAACTGGTAAAAAATCTTTAATATCGTAACCTTCTCGGCATTTGCATCCTTCCAGGATTTAAACCAATCATCAATTCCCTTAAAATTTTGTTCAGCAGCTTGCATAACTTCCGCTGGTATTAAGTTCTGTCTTTTTATCGCAATTCGATTATCACTTGGATCAAGATAGATATTTGCACCTAATTTCCAAATTGAACTTATAATTTCTAAGACTTGCAAATCTATCACCTCTATTACTAAAGCGTTATTAAACAGTTATTAAAAATTCAAAAATACGCCCTTTATTAACTAAAAGTTATTTAAAGTAACTCACTTAAACCTTACAGCTCCAAGGGTTTGAACCCAAAAGGTTATTTAAGTTATCAATGTTTGGGTATTACTGCTCCTAATATATATTTATTTATTTTTATTTTTTTATTAATATAAAAACCCAATAACTAAAATAACTAAATAAATATAAAAGATAAGTTAAACCCTTGATATGACTACATTTCAAGGTGGTTATTAAAAGTTACTGAAAGTTATTTAACTAACAAAATAGTTATTAAGTTACCTTAAATTTGCTATTTTCATCACTTTTAGTAACTCCTTTAGTAACTGGTTTACGTTCATTTAAGGTAATTCCTGTAAGAAACGTTTTGTTACCAGTTCCCTTCGCTTTTCCAAATCCTTTAGTTTCTAACATTCGATAAAATGATCTATTCCCTAAACTTCGTTCACCAGATTTAAAACACCAATTGTCATAAACGTTGTATAACTCTTTTGCTTCAATCCTGATTGCTTCGTTTTCTTGTTCATCTATATAACACACTTCATCAAGGAATGGGGCTAAAATATCCATATCCTCTTTGTATTGCCCTGTTGCTTCTGCTACGACCTTCGGTTCTTTCAATTTTCCCTTCTGCCACTTCATGCAACCCTCAATTGCCCAATTCAAAATACCTGGCATTTCTAGTGATAATTTTTCAGGTAATCGTTTATCACGCTTATGAGCTGGTAGATTCAAATTAAATGGGATTAATTTAACACGTCTCCAAATCCCTTCATCAAGTCCACCAATTACCGGCTTATGATTTGTCGTGAAGAATACTTTAAATTCTGGAACAAACTCAAAATATTCTTGTCTCAAGAATCGTGCTAATACTGGTTCACCACCAGTAATTTGTTTAACAAATGACTCAGAAAGCTTTTCTCCTTCTTCACTTTCAATCGCACTTACAAACCGTGCTCCAACAAGTCTGGCTATATCATTATTTGCTCCTGTATCTTTTTTCTTAATGAATGTATCAGCCTTAGCTTGCTTACCATATTCACCAATCAGATCTTTGATGGTATTAATAAATGTTGATTTACCATTCGAACCTCCACCAACTAAGAACATCATTATTTGCTCAGAAATATCACCCGTTAGACTATATCCAATAAGCCTTTGCATATACTCCACAAGATCTTGGTCACCTAAGAATATTTGATCTAAGAACGCTAACCATGTTGGACATTTCGCATTTTCATCAAATGCAATATTGGTAATTTTGGTTAAACCGATTTCTCTATCATGCGGCTGTAGCTTTCCAGTTTTTAAATCAACAATGCCATTTTCAACATTGAACAAATATTTATGTCTATCAAAATCCTCACGTTCTCCTGGTACTAACGGCATTAAATCTTTAATGCTATTCATTCGGATATTTCTGCGCTCACACATCCGTGCCCATTTCATTTCAGATTCATCTTCTGACTTATAGAGACTGCGAAGTACTTTTGCTGTAATTCTTTCAATCTCTTTTTTCGTATCTAATTTCCATCGCTTTCCGTCCCATATAAACCAACCAATGTCGCTAACATATTTGATTACATGACCATATTCATATGCGATACGTTCAGCATTTCCAAGCTCTGTTAAACGGAATTTCTTTTTTGGCTTGTCCTCCACAACCTCTTTTGCATCTCCATTATGGAAATCAAAAGAGAATTCTTCGAATTGCTGTTTGTTGTCTAAAATAGTTGTGGAAGTTGATGAAATAGCAGTTGCTATCGTTCTTTCGCCATAAGTTTCATTCGTGTCTCTGAAATGAATAACATCCCATTTGTCACGCATAAGGCTTGTTTCACGAAACATCGAATCCATTCGAGTTGCCGATTTTCCTGTCCAAAATGCTAGATGATTACATAAAGCAAGATCACTTGCCGAATGATCATTATTGATTAAGCTGCCATTGTATAATGAACGAATTTCATCACCGTTCTTACTGCGAAACATTCTTTCCCATAAAGCATCATTTGAAATTTTAATTTCGTCTTTCTCAAATTCTGCTAAATTTACACGACCTTGAATGTCACTATCATCAAAATACTTTTCGAACACTTCAGCTAGTTCATCCGTACGTTCATATACATCATTAGAATTTTCACGATTTCCGGTAAAGGTAAAAAAACGACCATATGAGTAAATTTCCAAACCATGTTTCGTATTTTTCCGTCCAGTACCTAAAACAGATTGTGGAAGATTCCCTTTGATAATGATGTGAATCCCTTTCCCCGATGGAGAAAACTCTGTGTAACTGTCTAAGGTATCAATAATTTCCGTAGCAAAAGCATTTGTCTTTTCATCTACAACACACTTATCAATATCAATTCCGATATAGTTATCCTGCCTACTAAACACAAACCCTATGCCATCATAGTCACCTTCTAAATAGAATTTGACTGCTGTTGCAAATGTCGACCAGGTGCTTCTATTGTTTGCTTGCGCCATTTCACCATCTACTTGACACGGTACTTTTGTTGGCTTATTATTTCGGGTTTCAAACCTCCACAAAATCCATTGAGGAAGGGCTTTTAGCTCAGCAGGAATTTCATTAAAATTGTATGGATTTTCTTTCATTTTGCCCTCCAATTAGCTTTTTAGGATATAAAAAAGAGAAGTCGGCAAAACCAACCTCTCTATTTAGTTATTTAGAATGGTAGATCTTCATCACCAACAGTAACAGGTGCGCTTGTTTGCATTGGTGGGTTCGCCTTTGAAACTCTATAACTTGATACTTTCGGAAATACACGCCCATCGTCTTTTTTATCATGCGTTATATAGACACTTAAATATTTATTAAAAACATCTTTTGCCATTTGTGCAGGGCTTTGTGGGTTGTAATTTTCAGGCATACCACAAGCTAATAAGAATGATTTAGCAATACCTCTAGCTGTCGGATGTTCAAAAGTAAATGTTGTATATTGGACTTTTTGACCTTGATGATCTTGGGGAACATCTGAACGGATTTCAAAATCCACTGTTAATTTAGCTTTTCCTCCTTGTGTTAAACCCTCAACAGCATTTAATACAACCACTTCATAATTCCCAACTTCGATTAATGAAAAACCTCTTACTTCTTCTACTTCATCCATTTTGAAAAATGACATTATAATCTCTCCCTTTTATTTATTTGTATTTAATTTGTGGATGACACTATTAATTCTTCTTGTACACAACCTTGACGTGCATCTAAATGATTCTTGGCATAAACACTTTGGTCACCTTCTAAGATGAACCCTCGTGTACCATCTGCTTTTTTGACTAATCGTCCAACAACATGAACGATTCCCATAATGTGATTAACGATTTTATCCCGGATATCTGGAATGAATTGTGTATATTGCTGACCATCATCATGAATGACAGTTCTTGTTGTCTCCCAAGCTGTGAAAATAACATTTGCATCTAATGAATTAAATGTTTCTACCAACTTTAAAAGATGGTTATCTAGTAAAGCGTAGTCCTTTAATTCCGGCATACCGCTTTTTGTCTTTTCACCTTTTTTAAGCAACCATAACTTTTGGTAATGTGTTAAGTTATCGACAAAGATATTGTCGTATTTTCCACTGTTTGCTTTTGCAAGTGCGTAAAACTGTAGGATGCTATCATGTGGGTTCTCACCATCAATTTTAGCTACATCTACATTGTCGTAACCCGATAACACTTGGCTTGTCCCATCGATATCAAACACCAATGTTTTTCCTGGTAATAATCCAGCAACCGTTGTTTTTCCGTTACCTGGTTTTGAATAGGCAATTATTTTTGCTTTTTTACTTTTCGTAATTTGAGCACCGTTTGTGATTTCCATTTCATTTATACCTCCACACTATAAGAAATAAACTCAGGTTTAACCGTCACCCCTGGAACAATTTGTCCATCCTCATCCACAATTACTTTTTCACCGCTGATTTCCACAATCTTTATTTTCTTCTTGAAATCAGCCCATTTGACTTCTGTTTTTAAGCAATCATCCATTTCGTTTTCGATAGCATATTGAAGTACCTGGGCTTTATCTTTTTGCTCTGGTGCTTCACTACTCTTACGAGTTTTTGATTTACCGTAAGGCGTACTAATTGTTTTCTGCTTTGGATCCGCTGCAAGTTGTTTCGCATGATAACGTTGGATATGACTTTCAAAGAATGAAATACTATTGTGGATGAGCTTCAATTCGCTTTGCTCCCATTGTGTAATGCGATCACGTTCAACATTTGCTAGCGTTGTAACTTTCTTTTCTTCCGCTTTAAGAGCAGTTAATTTACGAAATGCCCAGTTAAGGCTTTCCAAATCACTAATTTCAAATTGTGATTGCTCCGCTACTTGTAATTCATCAACTTCCGCTAATTCAATTGCTTGTAATGAGTTCATCGATATTACCTCCAAATATTTTTTTTATTTCTTCTTCAGTGTGAAGAGTAAAATATGTTAAACCATTTTTCGTAAAAGTAGCTTCAAAAGGATATTCATCACAATTACGCTTTACTATTTCAAGGCTCCCTTTTTCGTTCAGGAGTTTTTCAAATAGCTGATACTTTACATGTATTCGATTGTGATAGACACCTAAAATGCCACTGTCCTGTGCTAAACGTATAGCTTGTACACTTTCCTCAATTACTTTAATCATTTTGTACCACTTCATAATCCTCAGTTTTTCTAACGAATACACCACCATATTGGAAAGATAATTCCTTCGCTGTATCGTAATCAAATTCCGTAGCATCTTTTATATTTTTAGAGAAGTTTGTAATAAACAAGCCATTGGAGACAAAAAGTTTCCCTACCATCACCAGATATGAAGTCTTTACTTCAAATTGTTCATTCATTTAAAACACTCCTTTACTCAACCGGATTTCATGCTATAATAACTTTGAATTTTGTTTTTCTAAATCACCTGTTGGCGCAGGTGGTTTTTTATTGTGCTTGAAAACACAGCACTTCATGTTTTTCGATTAAGTACGACTTTAAATTTTCTTCAAGTACAACATGTTCACCGAAAACAAAGTACGTTTCACCACTTAAAATTTCATCACCATAAAAATCTTCAATTGGATGATTGGCTACCTTCTCCACTTAACACACCTCCCTTCAAGTAGAAACCTTACGGTTCATTTCGTATAACTTACGTTTAGCTTCTAATTCCATAGCAATCATTACCACTGGGTTATTACGCATTTCAGCGCACTCTTTTCTTACTTGAGCAGCTGTCATTAATTTGCTTGCTGATAAAACACCATTCATGTTTTTCACCTCCTAAGATCAGTTACTTTGACATTTTTCTTCTGATCTTTCTTTAATTCTTTGCGCTGCTATTCTTGGAACGGATGTCCTCATTAAAAATGCTTTTAACAGTTTTATTGCTTCTGGGCTTGGACTGTTTTTTTTGATTTTTTGTTCATTAGCTACCGCTAATTGATTTGTCATTTTGCATCATCCTCACACATCTCTATACCCAATGTATCTGCAATTCGTTTCTTTTGTTTTTTTCCTTTTCTAGATCCTTTTAAAATATCCGATAAATACGAGACTGAAATATCTAACTCAGAAGCTAATGAGGTAAGTGTTAAATCCCTTTCTAATAACGCTGTTCTTACTTTTATTCCAAAATTAGAGTACTGCACTTTGATTCCCCCCTTTCTTTTGCGAAAATTTGCGCTAAATCATTGACTGTATATTAGCAAATATGCTAAATTAAAAATATGAAAAAAGACACAGAAATCCCAATATAATCGCCCCCCAGCGATCATTATAGCTTTAATCATACGGTATTTTTATGTCCTTTTTTCCGCTAACAAATTAGCTTACAGGTATATATTATTAGCATATTAGCTAAAAGTCAACAAATTAATAGCAAATATGCTAATATTTGACCTGCGCTAAATCAGAAAGGTGATTAGGATGGCTTTAGTTAATACAATTAAAAGTCTATGCGCACAACGGAAAATTACAATTTCAGCATTAGAACGTGATTTAGAATTCGGAAATGGTACCATTCGTAGATGGGATAAAACATCACCATCTGCTGATAAATTACAAAAAGTTGCTGATTATTTCCATGTAACAATAGATTCCTTACTAGGAAGAGAAAACCCACCTCAATTAAATAGTAAGGATGAAAAAGATATTGAAAAAAGAATGGAAGAAATAAAACGTGATTTAAAAGATTCACAGGGCCTTATGTTTTCTGGTGAACCAATGAGTGAAGAAGCTGTAGATTCTTTGCTAGATGCAATGGAATATATTGTTCGTCAAACAAAAGTTATTAATAAAAAATACATTCCTAAAAAACATCGTAAAGATAATTAATGTAAGTTCAGGAGTGATCATTTTGAAATTCGTAATAAACAACGCTGTCAATCAACTTTGTAAAAAATACAACACTAGAGATCCTTTTGAACTTGCTAATTGTTTAAATATAAATGTTTTTTATCATGACCTACATGAAGAAATTAATGGATTCTACAAATATGAAAAAAGAAATAAATTTATCGCTATTAATAGCAATTTATCCTCAACTATGCAAAGGACGGTTTGCGCACATGAGTTAGGGCATGCTATTTTACACCCTCAAGCAAATACCCCTTTCTTACGAAAAAACACATTTTTATCGGTGGATAAATTGGAAATTGAAGCGAATATATTTGCTGCGCTTTTGTTAATAGACAAAGATACAATTATTCGAGGTGATACAAAAGCATGTATAGCATATAAAAATAACATTCCTCTGGAACTGTTGGAGTTTTATACTTTCGATCAAAGAAAAAAACACATTAACTACTGATTTAGTTTGTGAAAAAGGTGATAAAACCAAATCAGTAGTTGAAAGGTGGAATCAAAAACAATGAGATGTGCAATATATGCCCGTGTTTCAACAGAAGAACAAGCTGTAGAAGGATATTCAATTTCTGCTCAAAAGAAAAAGCTTAAGGCGTATTGTGATGCTCAAGATTGGGACGTTGTTGGTTATTATGTAGATGAAGGTATATCTGCCAAAAATACAAATCGCCCAGAATTAAAGCGTATGATAGAGCATATTAAAAAGGGATTAATTGATTGCGTTTTAGTATATCGGTTAGATCGCCTTACACGATCTGTTTTAGATTTATATACCCTATTAGATATCTTCGAAAAATATGATTGTAAATTCAAAAGCGCTACAGAAGTTTATGATACAACGACAGCGATTGGAAGATTATTCATTACTATTATCGCTGCATTAGCGCAATGGGAACGTGAGAATATTGGAGAACGTGTTCGAGTAGGTCAACAAGAAAAAGTACGGCAAGGCAAATATACCTCTGGAAGAAAACCTTATGGTTACAATGCTGACCACAAAAAAGGAACTCTACAAATTATTGAAGAAGAGGCTAAAGTTGTACGTTCTATTTTTAACGATTACTTAAAAGGTCATAGCGCAATGCGCATTAGTAAGAAACTAAATACCCTCGGAACTCCAGGTCGTGATTATTGGAATGAAAAGGCTGTGATGTATATCATAGAAAATCCATTATATGTTGGAACTTTACGATGGAGAAAAGAAACAGAACATTATTTTGAAGTGCCTAATTCTGTTCCAGCAATTATAGAAAAAGAAATATTTGATAGTGTTCAAAAATTACGAGAATCAAGACGAGAATCACATTCTCGTAGCCAATATGGTAGTTATATTTTCTCTGGTATTATAAAATGCCCACGTTGTGGTAGACCACTTATTGGTAACTACGTAGTATCCAAAAAGCAAGACGGAACTGTCACTAAATACAAACAATATTTCTGTAGAGGACGAAGATTAAGCGTTTGCGATATGGGAAGTATGTCTGAACGGAAACTGGAAAAAGTAATAATTCCACATATACTTTCCTTCTACATAGATGCAACAGATGCAGATGTTGCAGCGGGACAAAGTAACATTGAGGATGAAATAACACAAATTAAGAACGAATTAAAAATCATAGAAAAACGACGTAAAAAGTGGCAATACGCTTGGGCGAATGACCACTTAAGAGATGACGAGTTTACAGAACTCATGCAAGAAGAAACTGATAGGGAAAAAACTTTAACAGAAGAATTATATAAACTAAAACCAACTGAAAATAAAAAACTCAAAAATGAAGAATTAAAAGCAATTCTGAAAGATATAAAACTCAACTGGCTGAATTTGAATGATGAAGAAAAGAAAATGTTCATGCAGATTACATTAAAAAAGATAGTTGTTGAAAGAAGTGATAAGTGGCATGGATATGAATTAAAAATTGTAGAAATAGAGTTTAATTAATGATATAGTTGATTAAACTCTATTTATGTACTATAAGAGGTTTGGTCCTAAAAAACTAGATCCGTGCTTGCGGCAACTTCGTTCGACAATATCAAGCGGCTTTTGAAACATGAAAAAAGAGTCTTCTACCTCAACCACTCGCGTTACAATACGTTTTTCTCCTAAAATAACTGGAAGTAAGGCCATAGTGTTCTTGTTTACGACATAGTTTTCGACGTAGCGTTCTACTTGTTCACCCATCTTACATTCGCTCCTTCATTATTTTTTCTTACAATCCATAACAGCAGCTGCATGGATAATTGTACCATCCAAAGCCCAAAATAGTTAATATTTTCAAATATTTTACATTTTCTTATAAAACTTTAAAATTTCATAATATTCCTTCATATAAATATCTATATAAAATCTCCATATTTCTCTACAGGAAAAAGATATATTGTTATATAAAAACAGAAATTTTCTTTTTTGAAATATTTGTAACATAACAAAATCTTATTTCACATATATGATTCAATAAACTTGTACAAAATTACCTATTCCCATATATTTCCACACCTATTTACGTATCTCTCTTACGGGAAAAATAAAACTTTTATCATTTTAACCGAGAAGACCCCCTCCTCTAAATGAAGTGAAGGTGGGGGTAGTTCAATAATAAACAGCTTTCCGCACTTACTGACAGAAATCCTTATCAATCAGTCCTTTACGAATAATTTACTTCTCATCTAAATCCTTTACTTTCTGTACAATTTTGAAGTAGAAGTATTACTGTCTACTAATAGAAAATAGATTCACTTGTTTTTTCATTTAATATTTACATGAAAGGTACATGTTCAATATTAAAGATCGTAATATAAAAAGTTATTCTAATATTAAATATATCCATTTGTATTGTTTATTATTTTTTCGGTAGATGTTTTACAATCGTCGGCTTAATTGTAAAGGAAGTTTTTTTGCTACGCTCAAACTCGAATGGAAAGATGATTACAAAATTCTCAACAAAAAAAAGGATGGCATATGCCATCCTTTTTTATCACGTACTATAAAATTATAGTTTTACAACGTTTTTAGCTTGAGGTCCGCGGTTGCCATCTTCGATTTCGAAGCTAACTTTTTCGCCTTCTTCTAAAGATTTGAAACCTTCAGTTGTGATTGCAGAGAAGTGAACGAATACATCGTTTCCGCCTGGAACTTCGATGAAACCGAAACCTTTTTCGTTGTTAAACCATTTTACTTGTCCTGTTACTGTCAT